GGGGGTTAATTCTTTAAGTATATGAATCCGTTAATCGCACAAGGTATATCCTCCGCCGTTAGCACTGCTGCTAACTATTTTTTACAAGATTTAACAAATAGAAAGAACATTCGTGTTGCTCGCCAAAACGCTGCTATTACAGACCAATTCCAACGTGCACTTACACATGATGCCCCCGCACTTGATAAAAGCGGGTATCAAGACGCTGGTCTTAGCGTCGCTGCTCTTTCTGCTCCATTCTCTTCCGCATCTACTAATGCTACAGTACAAAATACCCCTGCTACTCCTACTGTTGTATCTCCAATTGATGCCGTTCAAGCTGCATCTGTTGCAGAGGATGTAAAGAATAAGAAAATAGAACGTGACAACTTGATTAAGCAGGGTAAGATAATTGATGAAGAAGCTAGAGGTAAGAAAATAGCTAATGATAGCGCTGAACGTGAGTACAAGAATGAGACTTCTCTTGGATATCTTCGTATGAAAGACTATCTTGTAGACTATCGTAAAAATCATCCAGACGAAGATGATGCTACAGTAACTGCTAATGCTCCTACTTACATGTCAGAAGGTGTGTACGAATTCAACATGGGATATACTCCTGCTAAGTTGAAGCGTGAGTATATAGGTAATATTACCTCTATCTCTACCGACAATCTTAAACGTGCAGTTAGTGATAAACGTATTGCAGACAATGAGGTCGTTGACGCTCTTGTTAAATTACCTTTTGAACAATTTAATAATGTCAAGCTTGCTGCAAAAAAACTACTTAATGACAATGAGCTATTCAACGCTACTAAGCAATATCTTATCGATATGCGTAAATATGGTGCTAAAATTGCGGAGCAAAATTTTATCAGTTCACAACTTGCTTATAAAAGTGATGAGTTAACTTACAAGATACAAAGTGTCTTAGCGCCTCTACAGATAAAAGAAGCTACTTCTAAATCTGATTTTGACTGGAAACAGATTCTAAACAAGATGCTTAAAGGTGATGGAGACTGGAAAGACACTGTTCGTTTAGTCGTTGTTATGCTCGCTTCTTTCTTAGGAGCAAATCAGTCAAGATTTTTAGATTTTATGCCCAGTGTAAAAAAAAACCCTAGTAATGTAGTATCTGAAGTATCTGACCCGCTTGCTCGATATCGTCATAGTGGTATTCCTCCCGTTGAAAGTGGTGAATATCACGATATGTTCGACACCTCCTACTGGGGAGATTAATTTGGGGGTATAGGGGGGCTTCTTAAGCCCCCCATAACGATAGTTCCATAAAGCGTAGCGGTTAAGCTTTGTCACTTCGCAGAAGTGCGCTACTAAGGCGCTTGACGCCGCCCCCGTAAACATCCGCTTAGTCTTCGAGCGGTTGCCATACTTGCCATTAAATATTAATTGGTACATGGATTCCAACCCTAATTCATAGGGTTAATTACGTATCTTAAGTACTGTTATCTTATAGTAATTAATTATGTTCATTCGTTCGAAACAATACTATCCCGTTTCTTCAGGTAATTTCATATCTGATAGTACTCTCATATCTTCTAATTCTCGCCAGTCCGATTTTTGTACTCGCCTATGTGTCGAGACTCACCACACGTACAATATTGGTGGTGTTGTGTGTTTACTAACTCTTACTTATTCTAATGATTGCTTACCTTACGCTATTAATTCTGCTACTTCTGAAAGATTTCCTTGCTTCTCTCGTTTGGATATTCGTAAATTCCTTAATTTGTTAAAGGTTCGTATGTATCGTGCAAATGTGTCTTATAAATATTTCCTTTGTTGTGAGTTTGGAGATAAAACTAAACGCCCTCATTATCATTTACTTGGTTTTCTTCATAATAAAGATCATATTAAAATATTTCTTGATACTATCCGTGAAATATGGAGTTATGGAATAGTCTTTCCTGCTCCTTACGGTAATCCTTATGCTGCTGCGGTTCTTCGCTCTCCTCGTAACGGTGCTGCTTATGCATCCAAGTATGTTTGTAAAGATTTATCGTTTTGGTCGCTTCCCGCTTTAAAAACGTTATGTTGAGTTTATAAACAAACAAACCGATTTTGATTATATATCTAAACTTAAAGATGCTCTCCCACGCTTATACGAAAGCAATGGTATCGGTGAAATTGGTCTTAGTCAATTTACTGATTTTAATAAACTTCTTAAAGATGGTTTTTTTAATCCTCTTACAAAAAAGTTTACAAAGATTCCTAACTATTTGATTAACAAATACTTATACTCGTTTGCTCCTGCCCTTGATGGTCGCTTAGGTATTCGCGGTAATAAACTGTATGATAGATTTCTTAAGGCTTCCCCAGATGACTTGTGCGCGTATAAATTAAGTATTCATGATAGCTATTTATCTAAGGTTAATTCTTTACTTAATTCCTCTGTTAGTTCATTTGATTTCAAAAAGTTTAATTCTATCTTAGCAAAGGTTACAGATAAATTACATATTGATAACTCTTTATCTGTTAGTTACTTGTGTCGTTATATATCATTCGTTCGGATTTATTCTTCTTCATTCGCTGATCAATTTTTCGATTTTAAAGATTTATTCGATTACGATGTAATCCGTGAACACATCACATTAAATGCTGATACTGCTCTTCGTTATTCTCTTATGCCAAATAGGTGTTATATTGGTTCTATTTCTTCGGTTTTCCCTGATTATCAGGAAGTTATATCCTCGCTTGATACTCTTGCATCTATGCTTGATACATATTTTACTGCTTCGTCTGAAAAGCGTATATCAGACCAACACGAAGCTTGGGCTTTGTCTCGTAAGTTAAAAAAACTTAAATATGACACAAAACTTTGTTAGTTTCTTTTTTTTATGCTTATTTTTGCTGCATAGTTAATTAATTAAATTACAATTATATGTTTAACGTTTATAAAGAAAAAAGATTTATTGCTTCATTTGAGCGTCTTAAGGATGCTCGTGCGTATGTTACTTCTGTTCTGTTTAGTGAGTATTCGCGTAAAGGATATGAAGTCGTTTGTGTTAATTTCCCACGTCGTGGTGATCCTTATATTTATACTTTTGGCAAAAAAGGTATTTGTAAGGTAGTAACTATTTATCGTGTTTTATAAAATAATTTAATTTTATTGTTTATGAAAAGTAAATTAATTTTTGTATTTTATGCGTTATTTATTTTGGTAGTCTTCGCCTGCTGCCGTACCTATTTTGAAGGTAAAGAAGTTAAATTTCACAACTCTGTTTCTCCTCTTCACAGTTATTCACATCCTAAAGATTCTTTGAATTATGTTTACTAGAGTAGTCCCTCCTGTACCCGTTGAGGTACAGGACGTTGTAATTAAACGTCCTGTTGAAGTAGTTACAGATAATGGAGTAGACATCCGTTATACAGATAAGGAGGAAGCACTCCCGCCTTACGATAGCTACTCCGTTGAATCTCTTTCCGCTGCTGGAGTTCCTCTTAAAGCAGTTAACCCTGCCATTCTTGATTCTGTAGATGTTGCTGCGGTTAATGAATTTGTTTCACGTGAATCTGCTAAAGCTGAAAAAGCTGAATTCTCTTCTACTGTTGTAGAAGATAATACTTCTACTTCTCAAACTGAACCCGTTACTAATTCTTAATTTCATCTAATTATGTTAAATTTCAATATTGGTGTAACCCGTAGAAAATATTCACACAACAAGTCATTCCACATTGATACTACTGCAGACTTTGGAAGCTTTCAGCCTATTCTCTGCGATTATCTTTCCCCTGGAGATACTGCTGCTATGCGTTCTTTTCGCCAGTTAGTGCGCAATGCCGTTATGCCCTCGCCTACTTTTGGTGATATAAAATGTATAAATAAATTTACATTTGTTCCCGTTTCCGATGTTTTTCCTGCATTCGAAGCGTTACTTTCTCGCCAGAGTATTAAAACTGACATACGAGAGTATATTCCTACCTCTGTTCCTACTATCTCTAGTACGGACTTAGTGTTGCTCTTGATGCGTAAATCTTTATCTTCTTGTGTAGTTTATGATGTTGTGAATAAAACTGAGACTGAAAAGCCTGGTGATCCATCCCATTTTGGTGGTAATAATTTCAATCTCTTCACTATTAACAGTTCTTTCACTGATGTCTTTTCTTTGTTTAAGTCGTTGATAGAAGGCAATTTAGGTGTTAATTCTCTTACCTCTGCTGCTATTCTAAAGAATATTCAGACAGTCGTTAGTACTCTTTCACCGGATAGTTGCGACTTTCGAATTTCTAATATTGATTCAAATAGTGCTCCAGCTGGTGCTCGCTTTCTTGGTGTTCGCCTTAATGCAATAGGTAGAAGAATATACAACATTCTTCGTGGTCTCGGATATTCGCTCGATCCTTTGAACAATAACAAAGTATCATTTCTTCCTCTTTTAGCTTACTACAAGGCGTGGTTCGATAGTTATTTTCCAACCCGTGAAGTTAACTTTCAGTCAACTTCTTGTTACAAGATTATTCAGTTAATCAATTCTCACGGAATTAGTTACGTATTTGATTCAGCAAATGCTCCATTTCCTGAACTTCGAGATTTGTTGTTTAAATTCTTCGACGAGGAACTAGCATATTGTTACTATACTTATCCTGACGACTTTGTCTCATCGCATATGTCAAAGCCGCTTAGCAATGTACTTCCGTCTTCTTCTTCTCTTCCCACAGATGGAATTACTCCTAATGTTCCTACTTCTGCTTCTAAGTTGCGTAATAATACACTTGGTTCTATCACTTCTGACTTCGCCGACTATGCATCACTAAGCATGCTTGTACGTGCGACTAAATTTTTGTCAAAAAATAGTCTTATAGGTGCGCGTATCCATGAGTATATAAAAACTCATTACGGGCAGGATGTATATAATTCTGTATTCGCAGTATCTTCCAATGTTGCTAATTTCATCACCGATATTAAGTTAGACGACATCTATTCTACTAGTGATACTTTATCTTCAACGAGTGGTCAACCTCTCGGTTCTCGTGGTGGTGTCGGTAGCGGATATTCTGATGATAGCTTCACATATAAAGCTTCTACCTTTGGATTCCTTATCGGTATGAGTGCAATCTATCCTGATAGTTACTTCTGCCAGGGTGACGACTGCTTGCTTTATATGACATCTCGTTTCGGTTTCCCCTCTGCTGACTTCGATGCACTAGGTTATGAACTTACTCCTCTTGCTTGCATTTATGATAATCATGGTAGAGTTTACGGAAGTTCTTCCGACAAACGTCGTGAAATTGGTAATAATGCTTCATTTGGGTACGTACCTCGCTACTCTGGTCTTAAGACAAAGCGCAATCTTCTTAATGGAGATATGGCACGCCTTAGTACTGCAGATAGCTTCCGCGGTTATTATCTCGACAGACTTATATTTGAGCAGACCGATTCGTTTGAGCCCGTAACCGATGGTTCTTCTAATGGCAAATTAACTTACAAAATGCGCCTGAAAAAAGGTGACGTACCTCTTGCAGGTGTAGCCTGGAAACAGTTGCTTCGCTACCCTCAGTTAGGTTATTTTGACCGTATATTTCTCAACGCAAATGTACATTTAGCTCCAGATAAAATTTATACAGATTCATCCGGACACTCTCATGTTGATTCTTCGCAACCACATGATAATAACTTCACAATTCAGTGTAATTGCAACTACTTCGTTACTAATTCGCTTAAACCTCTCTCGAATTCATTCGATACATTCGACGAGGATGTAGATAACTCTACGATAAGTGTTAATAATGTTTAGTTTTTCACTCCCCCCTCTCTCGTAGA